GGAAAAACGCTTCTTCATGGGGATGTCCTCATGTGGCTTATGAAGACATTACTAATATCGGGGTGTACTAATCAACGGGGAGCAGGTCATTGGCACTAGGGTTGGTGTGGATCTTAGCTGATAACGCAACTGCATAAAAACCGCCCCACAAAGCGCGCAGGCGTGGCGGGGATAGCATTGCGCGCAACTGGGTTTGGGACAGGTTTACATTGCTTGTCAGAGCCACGCAGTGACATTTTTACAGTATGTAATGAGAACCCCTTAGGAATGCATCAAAGGCGTTGGAAGGCTTACCTCCATCAGCCTAGGGTTAATGGACATCACGATGAAAATCAACGGTCACACTACCACGACTTTTGGCATTGAGCTGAAAATGTTCCGAGGTAAGTTTATCGGCCTGAATAGCAGTGCTGATTTCTATACTTACTGCTTGGTTGAGCTGAAAAAAGAGGGAACTCTCTCTGGAGGTGTTTTCGGATAAGTTTGGGTGAGATGGTGTTAGGCATAACACAGCTAAACCGCCAAGTCCCCGAGAGCACTCGTATTTACTACGCCGTAGCCGTTACTGTAGCCTTAGGCAGTTAAATTTTATTAAGATGTATTTTTGCTATCATGACATGGATACGATCCTTAGAATAAGGTGTAACCTGCATTACATTAAAAAATACACCAAATTTCACAATAGTATGATTTAAATGTACTTAATCCCTAAGATTAAGATGATGAATGGGATGATCTGAGGTAGTGAATTGACAATGTTAGAAGAAGTTGATGAAATCCGAGTCAAAGCAAATGCCAATCTTGATGTGAATAAAAAGGGAGAGCTAGGCCAGTTCTTCACATCGTCATCAATTTGCATTTTCATGGCATCATTATTCAATGAGCTTAAAGGTGATATTAGTTTACTGGACCCTGGTTGTGGCCCCGGCTCACTTACCGCAGCGTTTACAGAAGAAGTTATACGTAGAGGTAGTGCTCGGTCATTAGAGTTGCATGCCATTGATATTGAAAGAAAAATAAAGCCATTCTTAGATGTGGTTTTAGATAAGTGTGTGTCAGCATCAAATGCTGCTGGTATAAAGTGCAAAATATACCCACAGATTAATGACTACATAACTGCGGCTTCTGTCACCAAACATGATTTCGGTACAGAAATGTACACACATTGTATAATTAATCCCCCTTACAAAAAAATAACATCTGCAAGTGATTACCGTAAAATATTAAGTGCTATCGGTATTGAAGCTGTTAATCTATATGCTGGTTTTGTTGCTCTTGCTATCATGCAATTAAAAAAACAAGGTGAAATGGTAGCAATAATCCCAAGATCTTTTTGTAATGGCCCATATTACTTACCCTTCAGGAATTTTATATTTCAGCACTGTGCCATCAAACATGTTCATATATTCGATAGTAGAAGTCATGCATTCTCTGAAGATGATGTACTCCAAGAAAATATCATTATTCATTTAGTTAAGAACGGCATTCAAGAATCAGTAAAAATAACTTCAAGCCCAAATTCTGACTTTTTTTTCGATCAAGAAAGTAATTCTGTTTCCGCGAGCGATATGACGGTAAGAAATATTCCGTTTGAGTCACTAGTCAATATGTTAGATAAAGATAAATTCATTCATATTGCAGCCAATAATCGAGACCAATCGATTATTGACCGATTAAATGTTTTCTATACAAGTTTAAATGAATTAGGAATTAGTGTCAGCACTGGCCCTGTCGTTGATTTCCGTTTAAAATCTGATCTCAGGGAAAATATAGAACCAGGTGCTGTCCCCCTAATTTACCCTGTCCATTTAAATGGGGTAGTTGATTGGCCAAAAAAATCTAAGAAACCTAACGCCATAAATGTTTCTGAACGTTCACGTTCATGGCTTTGGAGTAATCAAGGATATTTCGTAATAGTTAGGCGTTTTAGTTCAAAAGAAGAAAAACGGAGAATCGTTGCGACTGTATATGATGGATCATTGCCTGGGGAATGGATTGGTTTTGAGAATAAACTGAATGTATTTCATATAAATAAGTCAGGGATGGATAAGGACATCGCATACGGATTAAGTGCTTTCCTTAATTCTATGTTACTCGATAAATACTACCGTTTATTTGGCGGTCATACTCAAATAAATGCAACAGACCTGAGAAGCCTACATTATCCCGATCGTAAATCCCTACAAAGAATAGGTTCATATATTTCCAGCCAAGGGTTGTCTCAAGAAAACATTAATGAAGCTATCAATACGGAGATTAAGAGATTGTCAAAGAATGATGATAAAAATCCTCTTGCTGCCCAAGAGAAACTTGATCAGGCCCTAGAAATTATAACCCTTTTAGGGATGCCTAAATCACAACAAAATGAGCGTTCAGCTCTTACATTTCTTGCACTAGTCAACCTAAGACCAGAAGGTTCATGGCAGGAATTAGAAAAACCTTTGGTTGGTGTTACTCCAATTATGGATTGGTGTAGAGATATATATGGCAAAGAATATGCGCCTAATACGAGAGAAACATTTAGACGGCAAACATTACACCAATTTATTGATGGTGGACTCGTGCTTTACAACCCAGATAAACCCAATCGTGCAGTAAATAGTCCTAAAGCTTGTTATCAAATTGCACCAGAATTATTTGATGTATTGAATACCTATGGGACTCCTCTCTGGAATAAAGCATTAGGTGAGTGGCTAATGCAGCGAGAGACATTGGTCGAACAATATGCCATGAAGCGTGAAATGCATATGATTCCTCTGACCATCGATAATGGTACTGAGATCCACTTAAGTCCCGGTGACCATAGTCAATTAATACATGATATCGTTACTGAATTTGGGCCTCGATTTGCGCCAGGCTCTCAAGTTATATATTTAGGCGACACTGGTGCTAAAGAGGATTTTTTCAGAAAAGACGCATTAGCAGATCTTGGAGTTACTGTTAATCGTAAGGGGAAACTTCCTGACGTTGTTCTGTATTGGCCGCAGAGAGATTGGTTAATTCTTATAGAATCAGTAACTAGTCATGGCCCTGTCGATGGAAAAAGACATAGCGAACTTGCAAACTTATTCAAGGATGCTCGCCCAGGACTTGTCTATGTATCTGCTTTCCCGGATAAAAAAACAATGAGTAAATTCTTCTCAGAAATTAGCTGGGAAACAGAAGTTTGGATAGCTGAAGCTCCGACCCATATGATTCACCTAAATGGCGACAGGTTCTTAGGTCCACATAACTAAAATTAATCATTCTGATGGATAACCTTAAAGAGCAATGAACTTTATAATTGCTCTTTAATTTACTTAGGATGTTCTATCCATACTCCCCCTAATTTCCTCCCACTTTTTTACCATAACGTAATCATTATAAATAAATACGTAGTCACCTTCCCTACACTATCTAACTTATTGATTTTTAAATAGTGTCCAGCTATCTAGCGTAGTGTTCAATGCACATTGTGCAAGTCGTTTCTACTTCATCTTTGATATTATTAATAACCACACCGCATACATGTATAAATACACTTGATATCTTTCCAAAAAATATTCAAAATATCAAAATAATCATGATTATTGAACTAAGGGTTTGTATGTCTACTTGGAAAGAGTACGAAAAATTTGTGAGAGATCTACATCAAGCATTACTTCACTCTGAGGTAATAACATCTGTAAAAAATGCAGGAATAGAGATCAATAAGAAAATAACTGATAACTTTGGCGTAGAAAGAGAATTTGATATATATTGGGAATATGAGTTAGCAGGAATAACATACAAGACAGTGATTGAGTGCAAAGATTATAATTCTAAAATTTCAATTGAAAAAATAGATGCTCTAAGTAGGAAAAATACGAGATATTCCAGATTTAAAACCCATATTTGCAACCAAAGTCGGTTATCAAAGTGGCGCTGAAATAAAAGCCAAACACAATAAAATTGATTTATTGATTGTCAGAGAACAAAACGAAAGTGACTGGAAAGATGCTAACAATGAACCTATTTTTAAATATATAGATTTAAAAATAACTGCAACTATCCCTGCAAGAATTACAAATATCAAACCTACCATTGATTTTAATTGGTTGAAAAATACGCCATCCATAGACCCATCAAAACCGCTATACATCTCAGAACTTACAAACAAAATAATTATAGAAAACATTGATGACAGTACATACCGATCTTTATATGACATCGAAAATTCTCTAAGCATATCTCAGAGAGGAAAATTTGGCGAGCATAAACTTGTGGAAAAATTCAATAATGCATATCTCATAATTAATGAATTAAAAATAAAAATAACGGCTTGTGAGATTACTTATGTAATACCAAATACTATAACATCAAAAAGTACCATTGATTTATCTGAGGAACTCCTAGGCGTAATAGAATATATTCACAAAAATTCAAAGACATTGATTTTCAAATCAAAAATCGTAAAAGAGCAAGGTAAGAGTCATTCCTAAATAATTATCTTAAGCCCTTCGACAATAAGGAGGGTTTACTTTCCTACATTATTAGCTCATACCCCCGAAACCCCACCACCGCCTCCCCACCCATTGACCTCTTTCAGGCGTTCTTGCAATGCGGTGAGTTCATTCCTGACAAATACCTAGCTGGCTTTTTCTATGTCACCGAAACCGCCGGTGTTGTTGGGGATAATGCCCATCATCTGTGGAGGGACGCGGTGGACGCTGAGCAAGTCGTCGCGGGTGGCGTTTTTGATATTGAAAAAGTCATCTTTAGTGGCGACTTCGCTGAGTGGCAAAATCTGAATACCGTCTTTTTTGCCATTAGGCGCATACATAAACAGGTTGCGGAAGTTGCCTAACCCTTTGGTGTCGCGCATCGCTTTACGCATCGCCTCAATATCGCTGCTACTTTGCGCGGCGTCAGTCATATACGGAATATATCCCGCATGTGCGCCGTTCTGGTAATACTTGCGGTGAAATAGCGTGGCCGCTTCATTCAGCCAGGCAGAATTTAAGCCGCTGAGATATTCCGGCAGGCCATAAAGCTCCTGATTGATATCTGGCTCTATCAGATGAAACACCGTACCAGCCGTAAACTGATGATCGACTTTGCCATTCTGCACAAACCAGTAGCAATCTTTCTGCACGCCTCGGCGGGTGTACTTAGCTGGGCTGGGGTCAAGGCGCAGCGGTTCACCCAGTTGGTTGCGACGCAGCTCCAAAAAGGCGTTACCGAATACCAAATAATCCAGCGCATAACGGCTAAATGCCTGTTGGCTAAGCATCGGATGGGGAATAAAAGTACTCGCCAGAATATTGCGTTTCACGTACAGCGGTGAGCTGTGATGCACGGCAGCCCTGAAACTACGCGCTAACCCATCAAAACTGATCGGCGGCTCATACCATTTGCCATTCCCATTACATTCGATGTAATCCAGAATTTCCCGCTTATCCAACACCGCCGAGGGTTCACCAAAAGTGAACGCCTCAACCGGTTGTTGTTGATAGGCGGCGTGCGGCTTTAATCTCTTGCGGCCTTTGCGTTGATTCATGCATTAAACTCCAAAATATTCGGGCTATGGCGGCCATTAAAGGCGGTTAAAGGTTCATTGAGCAGCGCGTGCATAATCGCCCACGCCACATCGGCGTGGCTGGCTTCTTCGCTGCGACTGGCGGCATAAGTTGAGCGCGCACCGCTGGCGGTCATGGTCTTGCGGATGGCCATAAAGGATTGGGTGATATCGGTGTGGCCAGCGTCATATTCCAACCGGCCGCTATTGATGGTGTGCTTGGCTTTCAGCACCATAGCGGTTTTGATTTCAGGGGTGTACTTGATTTCCCTTGCGGCCGGGAAGAACTGGCGCACCAACTGGAAAACACCCTGTCCGACAGTAGTGGCATCGATGCCGATGTATTCCACACAGTATCTTTGCGTTAACTCTTCGATATGTCTGGCCTGCGCTGCAAAATCCATCCCTTTCCACTGGTGGCGTTCCAGCACGCGAAACTTGCCGCCGGGCACCAATGGCGGCGCAATGACTGCGCAACCGGCGCTATCACCGCCGTTAGCCTCGGACGGATCGTAACCCATCCACACCGGCCGATAGCCAAACGGTCGCAACGAATACGGGTTGTAATCCTCCCACTCTTCCAGACTGTCCACCATGCAGGCTTGCAACTCGGCGAACGGGAACACCGATGCCTGGTCATCAACAAACTCGCACATCAACAGGTTTTGATATTCTGACAGGCTGTATTCCAGCGCCAGTTGGTCGAGGTCGAACAGGTTGCAACCGCCAGTCAGCGCATCTTCAACCGTAACAATCTGCCGCCACTGACCATCTGCACACCGTGCGCCAGCGGCCAAATGGCTATGGCTTAAATCCAACTGGATATGATTAGACTTATTACGGCGACCTTTATTAAACAGTTCACCAGACCAGAACGAATAAGCGCTGTGGGCTAAACTCGACGGCGTGGAGAAATAGGTGGTACGCCATTTTTTGTGCAATGACATACCAGACGCCACTTTGCGCAGCTCCTGAAACTTGGGTATCCAGAAATATTCATCCAGATAGAGATTGCCGGTGTAGCTCTGCGCTGTGCGCACGTTAGTACCGAGGAAGAACAGCCGCGCACCGTTCGCTAATACCATCGGGTCGCCTTTCAGGTCAACGTCAACCAGTCGGGCAAAATCGATAATGTAGCTTTTAAACACATGCGCCTGTGCCTTACTGGCCGATAAGAAGATCTGGTTGCGGCCAGTCAACAGTGCATCCAATAGCGCTTCACGGGCAAAGAAGAAGGTCGCGCCAATCTGACGCGATTTCAGGATATTGCGGATACGGTGAGCTAATCCCGCCTGATACCAGCCGCGCTGATAATCAAAGATATTTTCGTGAAAAATGGATTCCAGTTTTTCAATCGCCGACTCGCTAAACAGATTCTTATCCGGTGGTTTCCTCTCTCCCTTATTGCGGTTCGCTACGTTGGGATTTAAATCGGCTTCGTTACCACTCAGACTGTAGCGATTGACCCGCGCCAACCGTTCAATTTGGCGGCCTAACAGGTCGATCTCCTTGAAATCTCGCCCCTCTTTAACCGCTTTCAGAATCAGTTGGATCAGCCGCGCTTCGAGGCTGCTTTCCACGCGAGAAATCGGCGCAATAGCCTCCCACTTATCGCGCTGTTTCCAACTCTGCACCGTTGGCGCTTTCAGGCTTAACTGCTCGGCAATCTGGCGCACAGAAAAGCCCTGCCAATAAAGCAAAGCTGCCTGTCGCCGTGGGTCGCTAATGAGGGTGCCCGGAGTGATATTCATGCGCTAAAGGCTACGCCACCACCCGGCACTCATTCTTGCTGTCTCTGTTGTATCACCGCTGCGACAACCTGCTGTTGTTGTGGCAAGGCTGCGATGTTTAGAAACTGATTAGCCGCTCATGACTGGACAACAATATGGCGACGAACATGGCTAAGAAAGTCTCTAAATACTTCCGCATCGGCGTTGAAGGCGACACCTGCGACGGGCGTTTAATTGACGCCGGTGATATCAACCAGATGGCCGAGTCATTTGACCCGCGCGTCTACGGTTGCCGCATCAATCTGGAACACCTGAAAAGTTACTCACCGGACAGCACCTTTCGCCGCTATGGCGATGTCATCGGTCTGAGAGCCGACACCATTGACGATGATTCAGCACTGAAGGGTAAGCGGGCGTTGTTCGCCCAAATCAGCCCCACCGATGAGTTAGTGCTGATGACTAAAGCCCAACAGAAAATCTATACCTCGATGGAGATCCGTCCGAACTTTGCCAACAGCGGTAAAGCTTATCTGGTCGGGCTGGCGGTCACGGATGACCCCGCCAGCCTCGGCACCGAAATGCTGGCATTCAGTGCCAAAGCCCAACACAACCCACTGGCTGGTCGTAAATCTCATCCAGACAATCTTTTTTCGGCGGCAGTTGAAGTGCAATTGGAATTTGAAGATGTGGCCGAGTCAGGCGCAACCCTGCTGAATCGAGTGATGTCGGTCTTTAGCCGCAAACAAACGTCAGATAACGCCCGATTCACTGATGTGCATGAAGCCGTCAACGCAGTGGCGGAGCATGTGCAGCAACAAAGGGAAGCTATTGAGACCCGTTTCAGTGCGCTGACCGCACAGATTGATCAGTTGAAACTGAATATCGAACGGCACCAGCAAGGGGTTATCGCGCTGAAAACCCAGCTCACCCATAGCGAAAACCTCAACCACAGCACCCGCCCCATCGCCACCGGCAGCGATGCCACGGCCGAGGTGTTAACCGACTGCTAAGCCACTTATTTCACAGGATGACTATGCGCCCAGCAACCCGCTTTAAATTTAATACCTATCTGACCCGACAGGCTGAGCTAAACGGGATCGCCATCGGCGATTTGAATAAAAAATTCAGTGTCGCCCCCTCAGTAACTCAGACCATCATGACCCGCGTGCAGCAATCTTCTGAGTTTCTCAGCCGCATTAATATTGTGCCAGTTGCCGAACTGACTGCCGAAAAAGTCGGCCTTGGGGTAACCGGCTCGATTGCCAGCAATACCGACACCGACGGCGGTGACGAACGCGAAACCGAAGACTTTCTGGCGCTGGACAGCGAGAAGTATTTCTGTGAACAGGTGAACTACGATTTCCACATTCGCTACAACACCCTCGACCTGTGGGCGCGTTATCAGGATTTCCAGACCCGCCTGCATGATGCCATTATCCGGCGGCAGGCATTGGATCGCATTCTGGCCGGGTTCAATGGTATCAGCCGCGCTAAAACCTCTAACCGTAAACAGCACCCGCTATTACAAGATATCGCGGTAGGTTGGTTGCAGAAATACCGCACCAATGCACCGACCCGCGTGATGAGTAAAATCATCGACGAAGACGGCAACGAACTGTCGAAAACCATCCGCATTGGCCGCAACGGCGACTATCTCAATCTGGACGCGCTGGTGATGGACGCCACCAACAATATGATCGCCGACTGGCATCAGGAAGACCCTCATCTGGTGGTGATTACCGGCCGCCAATTAATGCAGGATAAGTATTTCCCCATCATCAATAAAGAGCAGGAAAACAGCGAAACCCTCGCCGGTGATCTGATTATCAGCCAAAAACGTATCGGCAATTTACCGGCAATTCGGGTGCCATTCTTCCCACCCAATGCCTTGCTGATTACCCGCCTCGATAACCTCTCTATCTACTGGATGGAGGATTCACACCGCCGCCATATTAATGAGAATCCCAAACGGGATCGCATCGAAAACTATGAATCGATTAAACAGGATTATGTAGTGGAAGATTACGCCTGCGGCTGTCTGGTGGAAAACATCGAGATTTTACCGGCAAAAAGTGGCGGTGAAACCGTAAGGGGTGCAAGCGCGCTGATGGTATCTGATGCCCCGAACTATGACGGCCTTGCCGCTGCGATTATGGCTGCGGTGAACGTTGCGGCCAACCCGAATGAAACCCAACCGGAAGCCACCACCGATGCGCAGGCCGCGACAGAAAGCGCCCCCGAAACACCGGCAACCAAAGGGAGCAAATAAGCCATGACCAGTCCTGCGCGCCGCCACTTTATCCAACAGTCGGCTATTGCCGCCTCACAGCTACGGGATAACCCGTTGCGCCATGCCACCGGCTACGAGCTGATGTTGCTTAAGCTCAATGAAGATAAGCGCAAGCTGAAACAGGTGCGTTCAAATGAACGTAAAGCCGAGCTGAAGCGGCAATTATTGCCGGACTACCTGCCGTGGGTGTCGGGTGTGCTAAGTGAGGGGAAAGGCGCGCAGGACGCCATTGTAATGACCATCATGATTTGGCGTCTGGATGCCGGGGATATCCCCGGCGCACTGGATATCGCCCGTTATGCCCTGCGTTATCAGTTAGTGCCAACAGACCGCTTTACCCGTTCTACCGCGTACCTGATTGCCGAGGAAGTGGCCGAGTCTGCCGGGCGCGCCTATGCCACCGGTAAGCCGGTTGATGTTGACCATCTGCTGCAAACCATTGAGCTGATGGAAGACGAAGACATGCCCGACCAGGTGCGGGCCAAACTGCACAAAATGACCGGTTATGTGCTGCGTGACAGTGACCGGGGAGAACTGGCCCTGAGCCACCTTCACCGCGCACTCCAACTGCATACCGGTTGTGGCGTCAAAAAAGACATTGAGCGACTGGCCGTGAAGTTAAAGAACGCCGCCAGTCGCTAAACCGAACGCTCCCCGAGCCGGGCGGCACGATGGCCGCAACAGGGTTTACCTTGTTAACGCCGTCGTCCACCGCCCACCCATTCTGATATTGAGGTTGCCATGACCACTGTTGTTATCCCCGCGCCACGGCCTGACAAAACCGCCGAACCGGTGATTGAAAATACCTTTTTCTGGCCTGCGGTTGACCCGATAAAACTGCGCGAGCTGTTGCGCCTTGAGGGAACCGTCACCGCCGAGCGCCTGCGTTTTACCATCAAAGGCGCTATTGCCGAGGTTAACGCCGAACTGTTCGAGTACCGCCGTGACCAGATGGCGACAGGCTTTAAAACACTGGCCGAGGTGCAGGCCGAGCAACTGGACGGCGAAAGCATCCTGTTGGCCGAGTACCAGCGCGCGGTCTGTGCCATTACGGCCGCACTGTTGGCCGAGCGTTATCGCGGCTATGACGCCAGCGCGCGCGGTGATAAACGTGCGGAAGCCATTGAAAGTACGGTTGATGAGTTGTGGCGTGATGCGCGGATTAGCATTCGCAACATTGCCGGTAAGCCTCACAGCATTATTGGCCTTATCTGATGCAGGTCAACGCGTTGCAAGGCGACACGCTCGACGCATTGTGCTGGCGCTATTACGGGCGCACGCAAGATGTGCTGGAGCAAGTCTATGACGCAAATCCGGGGCTGTCGGAACTGGGGGCCATTCTGCCGCATGGTTATCCGGTGGAGTTGCCCGACATGGCCCCGGCGGCCCAACGTGAAACCGTTCAATTATGGGATTGAAAATGGAGAAATTTAGCTCTGCGGTAGCTTATGTCTTGGCGCTGGTACTGGCGTTTATTGGCGCACTGAGTCCGCAAGATATCGCGTTTTATGTGGCGGCGGTGGCCGCTGCGGCGACCTGTCTTATCAACTGGTACTACCGGCGTAAAAGCTATTTCTTGCTGAAAGAATTAGGTATCCGACGGGAGGTGTTCGATGAACTCAATCGTTAAGCGCTGTCTGGTCGGGGTCATTCTGGCGCTGGCCGCCACCTTGCCAAATTACCCGGCGCTCAACACCTCGCCCGCCGGGCTAAAACTGATTGCCGATTATGAGGGCTGCCAGCTCAACGCCTACCAGTGTAGCGCCAACGTCTGGACAAATGGCATCGGTCACACGGCAGGGGTTAAGCCGGGCAGCGTTATCAGTGAGCGACAGGTGGCGGTCAATCTGGTCGCTGACGTGCAGCGGGTCGAACGGGCTGTGGCGGTGTGTATGCCGGTTGCCATGCCGCAACCGGTGTATGACGCCGTGGTGTCGTTTGCCTTTAACGTCGGTACGGGGGCCGCCTGTCGCTCGACGTTGGCCTTTTTTGTCAACAAGGGCGACTGGCGCAGCGCCTGCAATCAGTTGCCACGCTGGGTGTACGTCAACGGCGTGAAAACCAAAGGGCTAGAACGTCGCCGTACCACCGAGCAAACACACTGCCTGAGCGGGATCTGATATGCGCACATTACTTCTGTTATGGGTTTTGATGATGGGGCTGCTGGCGTGGCACGCCCATAACCTTAAAAAAGAGTTAGACAGCGCCAAACTGGTGATTGGCACCTTATCCGCTGGGATTGAGAGCCGGGACAACGCGATCACCCGCTTGCAAGATGAGGCCCGGCAACAGGCAGACAATGAGCGGGCATTACGGCAATCATTGAGCCACGCCAGCACCTTGTCATTGTCCCGTGAACAGAAAATTCAAAGGTTACTCAATGAAAATAAAGCCTTGCGCGATTGGTTTACTACTGCTTTGCCTGCTGACGTTATCCGGCTGCACCAGCGCCCCGCGTTCGCCAGCGCCAACGATTATTTACGTTGGCTGTCCGACGGTGAACAGTTGCTCGCTACCAAGCAGCAGTCCGGCGGTTAATGGTGATTTAAGTGCCGATATCCGCCAGTTAGAAGCCGCACTGGTGGCCTGCGGGCTGCAAGTGGAAGCCGTTAAACAGTGTCAGGAACAACACCATGTTAAAACCCAAACTGTTACGCCAAGCCTTAACCGACAGTCTGCAATTGTTCCAGACTAACCCGGAGCGGCTGAAAATGTTTGTTGATGGCGGGCGCATTGTCTCAACACTGGCCCCGTCGCTGTCTTTTGAAAATCAATATACGCTGACGCTGTTTATTGAGGATTTCCCCGATGATGTTGATTATCTCTTTGTGCCGATACTGGCATGGCTGCGGGAACATCAACCGGACATCATGGCGACGGAGGAAAAGCGCCGCACCGGCTTTATTCATAAGGTTGATGTGATGAGCGACGTGTTGAGTGATATCCGTATCGACCTGCAACTGACTGAGCGGGCTATTGTGAAAGAGGTAGACGGTGCATTGCATGTTGACCATGCGCTGGAACCGGCGTGGCCGGGTACGCCAACACGACCAACAGCCATCTACTTTAACGGTGAAACGGTCAAATGAACGAGTTAAAACCCTTTGATGATGCATTGGCTGGACTGATTGCCAGCTTAACCCCCAAGGCGCGCAAAGCGCTGGCGGTGACAGTTGCCAAACGCCTGCGGGCCAGTCAGCAACAGCGCATTAAACGCCAGCAAGCGCCCGATGGCACCCCGTATGCTGCGCGTAAATCTCAACCGCTGCGTAAACCCAAGGGCCGTATTAAGCGGGAAATGTTTGCCAAGTTGCGCACCGCGCGCTATATGAAAGCTAACAGCAGCCCTGATGAGGCGGTGGTCGAATTTGCCGGGCGCGTAGAGCGCATGGCGCGGGTGCATCATTTTGGATTGAGGGATAGGCCGTCAGTGCATAGTAAGTATGTGCGGTATGACGAGCGGCCGTTGCTGGGTTTCAGAAAAAAAGAAATAAACACAATAGAGGATTTAATTACTTCTTATTTAGCAGGCCATAATTAATATTATTGACCTGTCTTTTCTTACCGGCTGCGATTCACTAATGATCAACTAGAAATCACCCTCTGCGATTTTTTTCATTTTCCATCATTCGTTGTGTTTTGACGGAAAGTTTTAGTACACTATCTAACTTCTGCTTATCGCGATATTCTACCGGGAACATGTAGGTATGCTGAATAATCATTTCTTTAAGTATTCTCATACATACAGGATTGTTACTCAATTTAGCCGCAGTATTTGATATCGAGCCAATGTTTACTTCTCTTTTAAACTGTAGTTCTATTGCTTGTATTAATAATATGATCGCTGGAGATTGATTTTCACCACCTAAAGTAGCATAGATCTCAGCAGCTTCTTTTGAGCCTATTGATGAGGCTATTTTTCTTATCACACCATTAATAACGCTATAAGTCATATGAAGAAAAAATTTTGTTGCTTGCTTGCTTACTTATTTGATCATTTGTTAAGTCTGGATGTTCTCTTAACGCATTTTCCACAATATTAAGAACCTCCTTTTTAGTTGTGTCAGATAAGTATATAAAATAATCTAAAAATCTCAATCCAGTATTTGAACCTTGACTTGCTAAATTAAAAAGATCTGCTCTAGTCAAAGTAGCATGTCTATTTCTTATTATTTGACCAGCTATTTCCATACCTTTAAATGTTTTGTTTATTTTCGCAAGAATATCTGGAGGTTCATTACCATCATCATAATTATTTTTCTCCATTGCATCTAAACGATCGTTATGCCTATTCCTTTCTGTTTTTATCTCCCTAGTCTCCATGATGAGTTCAGGTATTTGCGCAACAAAATCGCTCATGAATGCCAATTGTTCTTTTGACAATATAGCCACTTCATGTTCTACAAACAAGCATGACAACGACTCATTTATCTCATCTAAAACCCACTTATCCTTTGTGTGATGGGTAACAAACACAAGTATATTCGCATAATCTTCACGATGCAGACCATCAAGCAATACCTTTGTATTTTCTTTTACTACATCATCAGTAGAGTAATATTCTGCTATTTTTTTTGCAGCAAAAAAATAAAATAGGTACGGGTATTTGAATTGTATTTTATCATTTCTTTCCGTCAATATTGAATTCTGCTTTAATTTATTTATTATTAACCCACTATCTACAGATAAATATTTTTCAGTATATTTTATAAAAAAATCCTTAACCTGATACTGATCTAATCCGTCCTGATTAAGGTGTATATCCCAAGCAAGCTCTGTCAGAACATTCAAATAACGATCAACTTCATCCTTCGGAATCCCTGCATTATCAAAAGCTTGATAAACTAATTGTTGATAACAATGTCCATGTGATGTTAGTTCTAGATTTTGTTGTGAATACGCCTCAAACATTTGTAATAGAATTAGAACATATATTGGCTTGGGAGGAACAATATTTTTCCTTATAATAGAGTCTAGCCTATATTTAAAATCATCACATTGCGCATATAAATCTCTCTCATCAATAAACTCCTCTACTCCTAAAGATATCCATTTTTCAACTATCTCTGCTCTTTTCTTGTGCCCTAACCCAAGTAACTCATATTTATGATAAACTTTAAGTTCTGGAACTTCTGACCAAACAAATCCAAAAGAAGAATTGCATGTTATTATAATATAATCAAAATTCTCATACAAATTAACTAAAAATTTACTTCGGAATTTTGAATTTAATGATATTTTATCTAAATTATCTAAGAGAATCACTTTGTTATTTTTCTTTAAATAACCATCTATATTTTCACTTACATACTGTTCATTTAAAAATCCAGTTAAGGCCTTGGAAAGTTCAGCGCTTCTTATATCTTTAGCATCTATATAAATAGGTTGAATTTCTTTCATTAGAAAATTTTTATATGCATTTTTTAATAAACTAGTCTTTCCTTGCTGTTCTTCTCCAGATATAAGATAGTAACCTTTACTGGCGTAAATAGCATCAGAGGTTACTAAGTCAACATCATCCTTACCACGATAATTTGTAAATTCCATATCGCAAGCAACATATACATCACTTAATTTTACTTTATCACTTCGCCTATGAGTAAGAATTACTTCTGTATCATCAAGCCAGATATTTGTTTGAGGTGAAATAGATATAATATTGGATGGTATTAATTCAGAGTGGCTTTTTTTTTAATATTTTCTATTTCTATTATTGATTTTTTTATGCTTCTAATAACATCTACCCAAGCTTCATCTTGATGTGTCCATGTAATAACTGGAGTTGCATCTTTAGGAACGGCTTGAAAACTAGAAAATTGAGTGGACTCAAGATCAGAAGGTCTTACTATGATAGGAATTAATATCGCACAACCATCGTCATGCATTTGTATTGCTGTTAAAAATTCAATATTCATGCAATAATCTGAAGCTATAAAACTAGGCGATATTAAGAATAAAATTATTTCTGATTCTTTTAAATTTTCTGAAATTTCATCTTTCCAATCTTGCCCTGCCAATATTTTCCTATCATCCCAAGAATTAATGGTTGAATTTCTCTTCAAGGCAGATAAATGCTCGACCAAAGATTCTTTGAATCTCTTCATCTTTATGTGAATAGCTAATAAAAACTTTTATTGTCATTTGTATCTCTGATAAGTTTAATGATTTAGGAATTTTCTTACTAGAATTTATACTACAACATGTAAAAATAGATCAAGATAAATTTCAAAGTGTTGCGAAATATTTTTCAATCCTAAACTCGCTGTTGTATCAGTGCTAAAACATCTCCGTAAATTTGAGGCGCTGAACAGATAAAAGCATCCTTCTCTCATGCAAACCCAACTTACTGAAATCCTGCGCCTGCTGCGCAACCTTATCCGTATTGGTACGGTGGCCGAGGTCGATCTCGACCAAGCCCTGTGCCGTGTGGCGACGGGAGACAATACCACCGGCTGGCTTAACTGGCTGACGCTGCGCGCCGGTCAATCGCGGTCATGGTGGGCACCGTCTGAGGGGGAGCAAGTATTGATATTGTCCCTCGGCGGCGAACTGGATACCGCCTTTGTGCTGCCGGGCATTTTCTCTGATGACTTCCCGCCGCCGTCTGCCTCGGCGGATGGCCTGTATATCGCCTTTCCTGACGGTGCAACGTTGCACTATGAACCTGAGAGCGGCGAGTTGCGGGCTGATGGCGTCAAAACGGCGGTTATCAATGCCAGTGAATCGATAAATGCCACTGCCCCCACTATCATCTGTGCCGCCTTGGTCAAAATCCTGCTGGATACACCCGAAGTGGAATGCACCAACAACCTGACTACCGGCACTTTGAACGTGATGAAAGGCGGCAAGATGAGCGGCAATATCGAGCATTCCGGCGGCAAGTTCTCATCCAATGGCGTGGTGGTTGATGACCATGACCACGGCGGCGTCTTGCGCGGCGGGGATAATACGGTGGGGATAAAATGATAATTCAGGCTTAATTAGTTGGCTCCCCACGTCACAGCATAAAGACGAGAAAGAACCAACTATGAGCTTTACCTATTTGGTATGTGGAAAATAAAGGTACCGCCCAAAGCTGCCGCATAACGGCTTAAGGTCGCCAAATTAGGTACGCTCTTACCATTTTCCATGCGGCTAATATTTTGTTTCTGTGTTCCAATTTTTTGGGCGACATCTTGCTGAGTAAGATGTAATGCTTTACGCGCATCTTTTAGCTGTGTCATCAGTGCCTTGCGGATCTGAATTTCGTTATAGGCTTCCTGAGTTGCCTTATCTTCTAAAAGCAGTGCCTTAGCTTCAGAAAATGGGATGATATCGAGGTCATTATCAGACATCTTTCAGTCTCCGTTTAATATCTTTCATTCGTTGATTAGCTAATTCAAGGGATAGTTTGGGTGTTTTTTGACTTTTCTTATGCAAAACATGAACAACGTAAAATTGCTTTCCGACTGTGAAAAAGAAAAAACCTCTCGCTATTCCCTCCTGAGCACTGACTCTTAATTCCTTTAATCCGTTACCTACATCCCTGACTTTCGGCTCTTTCAAATCTGTGCCTACTTGTTCTAATTCCTCTATGGCCTCAACCATTTCAGCTTTGAGACCCGCAGGAAGTTTAGATAACTCTTTTAGTGCCACTTTTATAATATTTGCTGAAAACATAATACTCATCCATGAGAACCATAGAAATAACTCTATCACGCGAAACAAAAGTAATCTACTTAGATGACCTTATCGTTTTGTTGTCCCATCCCCCACACATCCCTCCTGAGATGTTATCCGTGCCCATTAGCAGCAAACTGACTTGAAATACTCGCGCGAATTTTGAGGGGATTCAATAACCACAACCCAATATCTCGGCATGAGCCGCAACGCCGGGCAAACCATTACCGACGCTGACCATATCAGCCAGTCTATCGCCGACATTCTGATTACACCGGTCGGTTCGCGGGTGATGCGCCGCGCTTATGGTTCGCTGCTATCTGAGCTGATTGACCAGCCACAAAATCCGGCCCTACGCCTGCAAATTATGGCCGCCAGTTACAGTGCCATTTTGCGCTGGGAGCCGAGGGTCAAACTGACAGGCATCACCTTTGAAACCACCCTTGACGGAAAAATGGTGGTTGATATCACCGGCACCCGCACAGACAGCGCGGCCCCGCTTTCATTAACCATCCCTGTGAGCTGAACCTATGGCAACCATTGACCTGAGCCTGTTACCGCCGCCGTTTGTGGTGGAAGAGCTGGATTATGAAAACTTGCTGGTCGAGCGCAAAGCTACGCTAATTTCCCTGTATCCAGAGGAACAGCGCGCCGCCGTGGCCCGCACGTTGTCGTTGGAGTCGGAGCCGCTGGTCAAGCTGTTGCAGGAAAACGCCTACCGCGAAGTGATATTGCGCCAACGCGTTAATGATGCGGCCCGCGCGGTGATGGTGGCCTATGCCGTCGGCAGTGATTTAGACCAGCTCGGCGCAAATAACAACGTTGAGCGGCTGGTGATTACCCCGGCAGACCCCACCGCCATTCCACCGATTGACGCGGTGATGGAATCGGACAGTGATTTCCGGGTGCGTATCCCGCAAGCCTTTGAGGGCTTGAGTGTCGCCGGGCCAACCAGCGCGTATGAATACCATGCAAAAAGTGCCGACGGCCGGGTGGCTGATGCCTCAGCCATTAGCCCGCCCCCCGCCTGTGTCACGGTTACGGTGCTATCGCGTGAGGGTAACGGCGAAGCCTCAGCCGAGCTGTTGGCGGTGGTGGAAGCCGCGCTGAATGATGAGAACACGCGGCCAGTGGCTGACCGGGTCACGGTGCAATCGGCCCGCATTGAAGATTATGAGATTGACGCGGTGCTCTACCTGCATCCGGGGCCGGAAGCGGAGCCGGTGCGCGTGGCCGCCGAGAAGAAACTGACCGCCTTTGTCACCGCACAGCGTCGCCTCGGCCGAGACATTCGTCTGTCGGCACTCTATGCCGCGCTGCATGTTGAGGGTGTCCAGCGGGCGGTGATTAATGCCCCGCTGGCTGACGTGGTGCTCGATAAAACCCAAGCCGCCTATTGCACCGGCAGCACCATCACTGTCGGGGGGACGGATGACTGACCGTTTATTGCCTGTTGGTTCTTCTGTGCTGAAAGTGACCGCCGCGCGCGCCTGCGCCGAACTGGAGAATACCCCGGTTCCGATTCGCCAGCTCTGGAACGCTGACACTTGCCCATTATCCCTGCTGCCTTATCTGGCGTGGGCGTGGTCTGTTGACCGCTGGGATGAGAAATGGCCGGAAACGACTAAGCGCGCGGTGGTGAAGTCTTCGCAGTACGTGCACAAACACAAAGGTACCATTGGCGCAATCCGACGGGTGGTTGAACCGCTGGGCTATCTCATCAAGGTGATTGAGTGGTGGAAAACCGGTGAAACGCCCGGCACCTTTCGCCTTGATGTGGGTGTGCTGGAAACCGGTATTACCGAAGATATGTATCAAGAGCTGGAGCGGCTGATAGACGACGCCAAGCCATGCAGCCGTCATTTAGTCGGCCTGTCTATCAATCTTGATAGCAGCGGCCCGCTGACTATCGCCGCCGGTAGTTACAGCGGTGATGAGCTGACCGTGTACCCCTATCGAATGGACTCAATATGATCGCTAAATACTTTGCCTTACTGACCCATATCGGCGCAGCCAAACTGGCGAACGCCACTGCGCTCGGCACCCGCTTAGAGATAACCCACATGGCAGTCGGGGATGGTGGCGGAACCCTGCCAACCCCTAACCCGGCACAAATCCAGTTGGTGAATGAACAACGCTGCGCCGCCCTTAATGCCCTGACCATTGACCCGAGCAATCCCCGTCAGATTATTGCGGAGCAGATTATCCCTGAGACTGAGGGCGGGTGGTGGATCCGGGAGATTGGTTTGCTGAATAAAGCCGGAGAGTTAATTGCTATCGCTAATTGCCCGGAAAGCTATAAGCCACAAATGCAGGAAGGCAGTGGCCGCATCCAGACTATTCGCGTCATTTTGGCCGTCAGCAACACTACCGTTGTCACACTGAAAACCGACCCAGCAGTGGTGCTGGCAACACGCCAATATGCCGACCAACTCATCAGCACCACTGTGACCTCAATCAGCAACCATATCCGCACCCTTAATCCACACCCGCAATATCTCCTCGCCAGCCACAATTTATTTGACCTTGGCAATATCAAGGCGGCGCGGGCTAACTTGCAATTAGGTTCTGCGGCCACCAGAAATGTCGGTAATGCTCAAGATGAACTCATGCAGGTCGGCGCATTTGGCTGGGGCGGCCCCTGCATTATGGCCTCAGCGGGGATCAATGCGCTGACAAAAACCGGCATGTACTGTATCAATCAATACGCTCCCAATAAGCCCGAGGGCTTTGGTGATGCGACCATTCAGCATATTCAGAATGATCCGTTAACCGCCCACCAATTTATTTTCTCCACCAACAATACCAGCACAGCGGCAAGAGTCAGTTATCGCCTGCGCTCTTATGGTCAATGGCGGGAATGGATAGATATTGTCACCAGTCGCAGCCAGGCATTGACCCCCATCGGCATCCCTCTACCCTACCCCGGCACCACGCCACCGGCAGGATATTTAAAATGTAACGGCGCATCATTCTATGCCCACCACTACCCCGCGCTGGCAACCTTATATCCAGACCATAAATTACCCGATTTGCGCGGTGAGTTTATTCGTGGATTTGATGACGGGCGCGGCATTGATACAAATCGCACCCTGTTAAGCGCACAAACCGACGCGCTGCAAAATATCACCGGCGGCATCAATGGGGTATCAGAGAGCATGGGCAGCGCACCCGAAAGCAACTTCAGCGGCGCGTTCGGCAAAGGCCCCGCCATTGGCAACGACAACACCCCGCACCACACCGACATCACCCATTGCGGCAGCTTTGATTTTGACGCCTCCCGCGTGGTGCGCACCGCCACCGAAACCCGACCACGCAACATCTCATTTTGCTATATTTTGAGGGCTATCTAATGAAATATGACTTTACCGTTCAACCGGCCATCTTGGATGACCATCAACTCGCCAGTCAGGCGGGATGGATAACGCTTTACCACTATGATGCAGAGAGTCTGGAATATGCCAGTGCGGGCATGGAGTACTTGCCGCTCGGCGTCGGCTTACCGGCTCACTCGGTGGCTGATGCGCCCATCATTCGACCTAAAACCGGCATGGCATTGGTCAGGAATTTAACTGCTAACCAGTGGGTGACAGTGGCAGACTATCGCCATCAAACGGTGTATGACATTGAAACCAAATATGAATCCATCATTTTTGCACTGGGGCCAATCCCCAAAAATAAAACACTGATTCAGCCAATGCATGAGTTTGATATATGGACAGGGACCGCCTGGGAAGTCGATCAACAGGCATTAAAAGCCCGCCATATTGCCACCGCAAGCCAACAGAAAACCGCGCTGATAAATCAGGTATCAGATCACATCAACATCCTACTCGACGCCATCGCAATGGATAATCAACAGACTGATATTCAGCAATTGGCGGCACTCAAACATTACCGCGTCGCGCTAATGCGCATTGACCCCAACACCGCACCAGATATTGACTGGCCGGAGTTGCCGCAATAAGGGTTGATTTTAATGGGGGAAATATTTGTCCAGATGAAGCATTGAAAATATAAGTCACAGATTATATAATCAAGCCATAAGCTACACTTTATAAGGATATGATTGTGTGGATAGTGATTTTGACGCCAAGGTTTGACGCTTGGTTGCAGGAACAAGAAGAAGGGATGCAGGAAAAGGTGTTAGCCGATCTAGCCAATCTTGAAACTTATGGCCCGAAACTGTCGCGTCCCTATGCTGATACAGTAAAAGGTTCTCAGCACAAGAATATGAAGGAGCTGCGGGTACAATATTCTGGTCGTCCGGTTCGCGCATTTTTTGCTTTTGATCCTAAGCGTCAGGCAATCGTATTGTGTGCCGGTGATAAAAGTAATGATAAGCGGTTTTACGAAACGATGATCCGCATTGCTGACGAAGAATTTAGTGCACATTTAGCCGTAATTGAGGAACAGAAATGAAAACATTACGTGATGCTATAGCCGCTCGTTCGCCTGAGAGTCAGAAGCGAATTAAAGAAATGGCCGATGAAATGATTCTGGAAACTGGATTACAGATGATGCGGGAAGAATTGCAACTTTCGCAAAAATCTCTGGCTAAAACGATGGGTATTAGCCAGCCAGCGATAACTCAAATAGAACAACGAGGTAACGACGTTAAACTCGCAACACTCAAACGTTATATTGAAGCTATGGGGGGAAAACTGAGCCTAACAGTAGAGCTACCCGATGGAGGCGGACGTATATTCCATATTTGATCGGACACATTAGAAATTCTGTGCCAGAACTGGCACAACGCCATACTATGGCTTAAATATCCCACCATTGTCGCCATACTCTCCTTAAGCAACGGAGAGTTATCATATGTGCAATCCCCCGCGATAACCCCCTATTTTTACAGAAAAAATGTTTGTCCTAAAGTGATGCTGGTTGATTGCACGGCAGAACGTCGCTGGGCTATAGTCACGCCGCAGCGGCAAAATCCGCTGTCGGGTTTGGAACCCCGGAATTCATTGAAACGCACGGCCGTAGATTCGGCTATTATGTGCGGGCACAGTGACACCTGTAATTAGTAAGCAATGGTGAGCTGGGCGGGGGCATCGCAAGATGCGCCGGGTTCTTCGATGACCGGTAGTTCCAACCTCGCTCAGTTCACCACCCATAAAGAGATTGGAACCTCAAGGTGGTGATAATTGTCCCCATCGAAGAGGTAGTCATCATGGATCTGACGACTAAACACCTGTCATTATTTACCAGCAATATCATTGTTACTCCCACACCTGTTTCTTCATCTGCCCCTCTGCTGCCGGAGGTGCGCTATGTACGATGACACTCCCTGCGAAGTAGAAGAACTTATCGACCACTGTCGTGCGTTGATTTATGCCATCGTCACGCTGGAATCACAGGAAGTGAAAGAAATACTCAACTTTGTTTTACAGCAGCAAATAGACCTGTTACACAACACCTATCAGCAAGATCTCAACGAGCTTCTAGTGACAGCTTAACAACACTGCGCCTAAGGCATCGTGAGGTGCCTTTTCTCTACAATAAGGGGGAGATATGAGCTGTTTTTTCAATGATTTAATGACATCCACGAAGCAGGCCGTTGCTATTAGTCATGGTGAATTAGATGCAGGCCGAGTGACTCAGGTTGCTATCCCTGATGTAAAAGAAATCAGAAAAAAAACAGGGTATAAACAAAAAGACTTTGCACAACTTGTTGGAGTGAGTCCATCGTTGGTTGAGGCATGGGAACAACATAGGAGAATTCCATCAGGCAGCTCACTTAAGCTATTGATAATGATTGACAAGCATCCCTCCCTCATTAATGAGCTTTCAGGTATTTAGCCGCTCTCGCAAGACCTCTTATAATCTGTAGTTGTGCCACAACTGGCACAACGCTATCCCGCTGCTTAAACACTTAATCCCTGCCACCCTACTCTCTCCCAACCAACGGAGAGTGACCTCATGGGCGATTACCATCACGGCGTCCGCATTGTTGAAATCAATGACGGCATCCGCATTATTTCCACTGTTTCTACCGCCGTTGTCGGTATGGTCTGCATTGGCGATGATGCCGATACAGCCCTATTCCCCCTCAACAGACCGGTGCTGATTACTGATCTGGTCGCCGCAGCCGGTAAGGCGGGCAAAAAAGGCACACTGGCGGCATCGTTGTTAGCAATCGCTGAACAGGCGCGACCGGTCACTATTGTGGTGCGTGTCGCCACTGGCAGTAACGAGGCCGGAACGGCGACCAATCTTATCGGCGGGGTTGACCAAAACGGCCGCTATACCGGTATGAAAGCGCTGTTAGATGCACAGTCTATTACCGGTGTGCGCCCGCGTATTCTTGGTGTGCCAGGACTGGACAGTTTGCCCGTGTCGACCGCTCTGGCAGGTATCTGCCAACAGTTGCGCGCCTTTGGTTATATCAGCGCCTATGGCTGCAAAACCAGCAAGGAAGCGTTGAAATACCGCGAAAATTTCAGTCAGCGCGAGCTGATGATGATCTGGCCGGATTTTCTGAGTTGGAACACCACCACCAATCGCAGCAACGTAGCTTATGCCACCGCCCGCGCTCTCGGCTTACGGGCCAAAATTGATCAACAACAGGGCTGGCATAAAACCCTGTCTAACGTCGGTGTGAATGGCGTGACCGGTATTTCTGCCAGCGTCTACTGGGATTTACAGACCGTCGGCACTGACGCTGACCTGCTCAATCAAGCCGGTATCACCACCCTAATCCGGAAAGATGGCTTCAAGTTTTGGGGCGCGCGCACCTGCTCTGATGATCCGCTGTTTGCCTTTGAGAACTACACCCGTACCGCGCAGATTTTGGCTGACACTATGGCCGAGGCTCAGCTCTGGGCGATTGACCGCCCTATCCACCCCACGTTAGTCCGAGACATGATCGGTAGCATCAATGCCAAATTTCGCGAGATGAAATCTGCCGGGCTGATCATTGATGGCAGTTGCTGGTATGACGACAGCACCAACGATAAAGACACCCTGAAAGCGGGCAAACTGTTTATTGATTACGACTACACACCGGTACCACCACTGGAAGACCTCACCCTACGCCAACGCATCACCGATAAGTATCTGGTGAACTTTACTACCGCCATCAACCGCTAAGGAACCCTGACCTATGGCTCTGCCACGCAAACTGAAATTGATGAATCTGTTTAACGATGGCCGCGATTACATGGGGATAGTCTCTTCCGTCACTCTGCCAAAACTCACGCGCAAGCTGGAGAACTATCGTGGCGGCGGGATGAATGGCGTCGCGCCGATTGATTTGGGTCTGGACGATGACGCACTGGTGATGGAGTGGTCAATGGGCGGCCTCGATGAGTTGGTGTTGCAGCAATGGGGCGCAGCCAAAGTTGACGCGGTTCCACTGCGTTTTGCCGGAGCCTATCAGCGAGATGATTCCGCTGAAGTGATGGCGGTAGAAGTTGAAATACGAGGTCGTCATAAAGAAATTGATAGCGGTGAAGCCAAACAAGGAGAAGACACCGAAAGTAAAATATTCACCCAGTGCACCTATTACAAACTGACCATTGACGGCAAGACAGTGATCGAAATTGACGTGGTTAACCTGATTGAACGGGTTAACGGTGTCGACCTGCTGAAAGCCCAACGCAAGGCCATTGGCCGCTAATCTAATAGGAACAGACATGAAAAATGCTACCGCTAACGAGAATGCCGTCATGCTGGATACCCCGCTCAAACGCGGCGATACCCTGATCACTGAAATCGAAATTATCCGCCCCAACGCCGGAACTCTACGCGGGGTACGGCTAGCTGATGTGGCTAATTCCGATGTCGATGCGCTGATGATAGTGTTGCCCCGCATCACTTATCCCTCACTCACCACCGCTGAATGTGCCCGTTTAGAGCTGCCCGATTTAGTGGCGCTGGCCGGTAAGGTGATCAGTTTTTTGTCGCCGAAACTGGGGGCGTAAAGCTCGATCCTACTCTGGAAGTTGACGATCTGATGGCGGACATTGCCGCTATTTTTCACTGGCCACCCTCGGAGTGTTGGGCCATGAGCCTCAGCGAACTGGTGCGTTGGCGTCATAAAGCCTTGCTACGCAGTGGAGCCGTAAACCATGAGTAAAAACTTGCAGCTAAAAGTATTGCTCAAGGCGGTAGACCAAGCCAGCCGCCCGTTTAAAGCCATTCAATCCGCCAGTCAGTCCCTCACCGGCGATATCCGCAACACCCAAAGCAGCATCAAAGCGCTTGATGCGCAGGCAGCAAAAATTGAGGGTTTCCGTAAGGCCAGCGCCCAACTGGTGATCACCGGGCAGGCATTAAAAAAAGCCAAAGCCGATGCAGCGGCATTAGCCATTGCATTGAAAAACACCGAGAAACCCACCGCGCAACAAGTCCGGCTGATGGAGGGTGCCAGACGCACAGCCACTAACTTGCAAACTCAATACCACGGTTTGCGCCTGTCAGTGCAGCGCCAACGCGATGCCCTTGCGGCGAGCGGCATCGCCAGCAAAAATCTGAGCACTGAGCAGCGCCGGTTACGCAACAGTGCCGCCGAAGCTACAGCCGTCCTAACCCGCCAACGGCAAGAGTTGCAACGCCTGAGCCAGAAACAGGAGCAGCTCAACCGTGTCACTCAGCGCTACCAGCAAGGCAAAGCGGCGACTGAAACGGTACGCAATGCCAGTGCCGCCAGTTTTGGTGTGGCAAGCACCGGTCTGTATGGCACGGCAAAACTGATTGCGCCAGGGATCCAGTTCGACAGCCAGATGTCTGGCACTCAGGCAATTTTAGGGCTGGAGAAACACGACGCCAAACTGGCCGCCATTCGTCAACAGGCGCGTGATATCGGCGGTTCAACCGCCTTTTCCCCCACCGACGTAGCTCGAACCCAAGACACGCTGGCGCGTTCCGGCTATGACGCTGACGCCATTCTGGCCGCCACCGAGCCAACAGTAAATCTATCGCTGGCCTCTGGCGTCGATATTGCCCAGGCGGCAGGCATTGTCACCAATATGCAATCGGCGTTTGACCTGCCACTTAACCAGATCAGACGTGTATCTGATGTGATGGCGAAAGGCTTTACCAACTCGAATACCAATCTAACCGAGCTGGGTGAGGCGATGAAATATGTCGCCCCGATTGCCGAGGCCGCAGGAGCCAGTATCGAAGACACTACCGCATTGCTCGGTGTGCTGGCCGATAACGGTATCAAGGGCAGTATGGCCGGTACCGGTACCAGTGCGGTGTTTAGCCGATTACAAGCACCAGTCGGGCAAGCACCCGCCGCGCTAGCAGAACTTGAAGTAAACACCCGCGACGGCAAAGGTAACATGCTGCCGGTAGAGAAAATCCTCAAAGATATTGACCGTTCGTTTAAAAAGAACCAGTTAGGCACCGCGCAGCAAGCCGAATACCTAAAAGTGATTTTTGGCGAGGAAGCGATGAAAGGCGCAGTGAAACTGGTAGCAGCGGCCGGTGATGGCAAACTGGCTGAGAAGAAAAGCAAATTAATGCAGGCCGATGGCACCGCGCAAGCTATCGCTACGGTCAGAATGGACAACCTCGACGGCGACCTGAAAAAATTCAGCTCATCATGGGCCGATTTGCGTATTGAGATATTTGAGGAGCAAAACGCTGCCCTGCGCCAACTGATCATGACTGCAACCGACTGGCTGGTGAATGTCGCTGCATGGGCTAAGAAAAATTCAGAGCTGGTCGCCACCCTGACCAAAGTGACTGGTGCGGCGTTGTCACTGGTTGCCGGGTTTGGTGCGTTGGGGCTGATTGCATGGCCGGTGATGGCGGGGTTTAACCTGCTGTTGGCCGGGGCTGGCCTGTTGAGCACCGGTTTTTCACTGATGGCTGGAACCATTGCCGCCGCGCTCACGGCGCTGACATGGCCGATAGTGGCAGTAGTTGCGGCCATTGTGGCCGGTGGCCTGCTTATCCGTAAATACTGGGAGCCTATCAGCGCCTTTATTGCTGGTGCGGCCGAGGGTTTTACCACTGCCATGGGGCCAATCAGTGCCGCGTTTGAGCCGCTCAAACCGGTGTTTAACTGGTTTAGTGACAAGGTAAAACTGCTTTCGAACGGGTTAGCTGACCTGATTAAACCCGTTAAAGCTACACAGCAAACCTTAGATGTGGCGACCAACGCAGGCAAGTTATTTGGCAAGGGGCTGGCGGCGGCGCTCAGTCTGCCCATGGATGCGCTGAACACCCTGCGCAGTGGCATTGACTGGGTACTGGAAAAACTCGGCATTATTGATACCCAATCAAATGGACTGGCCGATAACGCCCTGAAAGATAACCCTTATGCGGGCGGATACTCACCCAGTGTCGGCGTGCTGTATGGCGGTTATCAGCCGGTCACCGCCCATACCGGCACCACTATCGTTGATAGCAGTGTCACCACCAACGATATCAAGGTGACTATCCCACCGGGCATGAGCCGACAAGATGCCGAGCGAATGATGCTTGATGCCCTTGCCAGGAACGAACGGAATAAACGCGCCCGCCAACGCGGCCAGATGGAGAATTAAGCATGATGCTATCACTGGGTTTATTTGTGTTTATGCGCCAGACCACGCCTTATCAGAATATGAACCGCAACATTGATTATCGCTGGCCGACCAACAACCGGATAGGCTTGCGTCCCGCAGCACAATTTCTCGGCGTAGACAGTGAAAAAATCACTCTGTCTGGCGTGTTACTGCCGGAACTTACCGGCGGAAAACTTTCGCTATTGGCGCTGGAATTAATGGCCGCACAAGGCAAAGCATGGCCGCTGATTGAGGGCAATGGCACCATATATGGACGCTCCCAATAAACCAAGTGTTTTTTCTTGAAAATAGCGCTCAGGTATTGCAGCCATATATCCGGTTTCTTTATGGGCGCGATTGCGCCCGAACCATGATGAAATCC